TAGCCGAGCCATTTTCAGGGAAAATCTTCCCAATGGGGGTCGTGGGTCTGGATGCGCGCTCAAAAAAGGTGGGGGTCATCCTATCGCGCTTAGAACTATTGCATTGAGAGCAGCAAGCCACCATATTAGAAGCTTCATCAGTTCCACCCTTGCTGATAGGTATCAAGTGATCAACTGTATTGGCTTCTTGACCGCAGTAGTGGCAGGTATTGTAATCGCGTTGCAACACTTGCAATCTAGTTCTTTGGTAATAGGTTGAGTTATATCTTCTACTCAATGCCAGCCCCGAGTCTCAAGGTGATGAAGTGCATCGCAAGCATCAGCGTATCTATGTCTTAAGTATTTAATATGCACATCTATTTGCTTCTTAGGGCTAAGGTCTCTATACCAAGTAGAACGCATCTGACCAAGGCCATAGTGGGATCCATTACGAGCTTTAGGATTCCATCTACTCTCTTTATGAATTAACCAGTTATAACATTGGAATTCTGACCAATCCATTTTATTGTAAGCATAAAGCTTGAGATTCATATCTGCTTTTGATGGGCTTTGATTAAATATTGAAAGTAATGCAGCTATTAACGCTGTAGCCATCAGGCGAAAGCAATGGCCCCCCTCAACCTCTTGGCTTGGGCCAGCTGCGCGCCCGTCCAACGGCGTGAGTGTATCATCGATGTCAAGTAGCATTAGCATAACTCCTGTTCAGAGCGGTGTTTTATTATTCTAACTCCCATATTTTCTTAAATTCTAACTGGCCTGATTGAAACGCGTTCTTCAGCGTTTCTTTGCCATCACTATGGAACTTAGTCATTAGATAAGGCTCTGACTGACTACCTTCTAACCAATCAATTACTTCACCATTTGGATCAATAACTATATCGTCCAGATAATTGAACTTATCCAATATCGCATCAACTGATGACTCTCTAACTGATTCGACTATTTCGCTAGGGATATTAGCTTTGACCCAATCTACAAATCTCTTATCTGATTTAATAACCCACTTAAATTTAGGCTTAGTAGTAGTTACATAGGCAATAACATCATCGCCATATTCAGCCTTAACCCTATCTGCCCCAATAGCGTCCATCTCGGCCTGTAAGGCCGTTCTTAGCCTATCCTTGGCCTTCTTAGCCTCATCAGCTATTAGGCTGACTGCCGCTAGTTCCAGACTCAATTCCTTGATTCCCATTCCTGCGCTCCCTTTCCTTAGCTCTTCTTAACCTAGTTTCCAGCGATTCTAGGTTGATACCGCAATCTTTAGCAATAAACTCCTTATCAAATCCCCATTCCATCAGCTGACGGATATATCTAATAGAATGGGGTTTGCTCATTTGTCTTTACCTGCCCAGCCTTCGCCTTTGAAGTGGATTGGATTGGGTCTCCAGACTCTCCACATTGCAACCTTGCAATTATCGCAGATTACTTCACTTCGTAAGGTAAGTGGCTGATATTCATCCTTTGTCGCATCGCATTTATCGCAGCGATATTCATAGAGCGGCATTGTAAGGTCTTTCTTTAGTCTCATTACCAGTCCAATAGCGTTCTGATATTGATTCCAATCCAGCAGCTAATCGGCATATTCGACACTTTGCTGCCTTCATCTTCCATTTACCACATTGGTCGCACCGGACAATATCGTCCTCTTTGGCCGTTACGCGATCTGATGGATAAATGATTCTTTGCATAAAGCACCGCTGGCATTCGACTAGCCATACTTCCTCAGGTGCTTCATCAATATCTGTTGAATCGTATTTATGCAGCTCGATATGCGGAGTAACTAACTTGCAATTTGAGCAGATAAATGGATGAGCGTCTTGCTTCATTTCTGGAATACCCAATGCCCATCTGACCCAATACGCATCCACTTAGCAGGATGACCAGATTTAGGCGTTGGACATACCCAGCCCCTATATTCCTTGCCTTCTTTAGTGCCAGTCTTTAGCACCATTGGCCCATCGCCACCAGAGCAAAGCGGTATCTCATCAATTATCTCAGCACCTAATTGATTTGCTATCTCGCTTACATCCCAGACAATTGGCTCAGGATCATTAGGCCGTTGCTCTTTTATGAATTCAGCAAGCGCTGGCTTAGTCGTTTCAATTGCCTTCTTTGGGCTCGGTTTAGTCTTAGCGAAGTATCCAGCGAGGTTAAGTGCGCGTCCCAGAGATCCAGTTTCCGCAAGCTCGAGTGCATATTGCTTGGATTTAGACTCTGAGGATAAACCTGTAGTCCAAGGATGTGCGTCAGCTTCAGTGCGATATAACTCAGTTTTAATGATATAGACATCGCAATTAGCGACAAGCGACTCTGCCAATATATGCGTTTTAATTCGATAGTCCGGGTAAGCATTTATAAACTCCTTTAATCGGTCTTGAACTGATACATAATCATCAAGGTAATTCGACATTTAACTTCTCTCTCCCTGCGAAATCATTTATCGCATCTTCTAACTGTTCTTTTAATGAATAAAATGTGCCATCTGGCCAGTTCTGTGCTTCATCGGCGCAGGGCTGGCAATAGAACCTAACCTGTGCTTTGCGAAGTGGTGTTTCGCTCTGGACTTTCCAAACTGCTGGAGTCATTGCTCTTAAGTCCCAGCCGTTCTTATTTGCTCCCCAGCGATATTTGCAGTAATCGCAGTATTGATTTTGATTATGATTGCGAGTCAGACTCAATGTCGTCCCAATCTTCTGGAGTAGAAAATCTGCATCGACCCAAGATAGCGGCGTATCCAATGAGATCGAGATACGAATCCTCGCGCTCTGGACTTTCCACCATTCTTGAGAGTTTTGTTGCAATAGCAATAAGTGCCAATTCAGATGGGTCTCTGAGCTGAATACCGAGTGCTCTCGCGATTTTGTAAATGCGTAGAAAATTGTGCCTCGGGTCGCCATACTCAATCCCTCGGTCGAATAAGGTAGCACCAGCTTCTTCAAGCCATTCACTTAAGGATTTCTGTGTATCGGACACTTGACCTTCCTCTCTTATAGCCTTCATTAAAAGCTTTGGCTTTGGCTGAAGTAAATAAACTCCAGACATAAAGGCCGATAAATGGAACTCCAATGATTATTCCTACTACTGCTTCATCAGATAAATTAGGCAACATCTGCGCTCACCCCATATTTATCTAACCAATATGCTGATATTTCAGCCTTTGATAAACGACCTCTTAGCTGCTTCTTGCCCATTCGCTCTTTAGCGAATCGTCTGATTATTGATCCCTTAACCCAATTTGTCTCATCAGTCCAAGCCCCTGCTTGAGAATCAAATCGAATAAGAGCTACTTTATTTACCATTTTGCTCCCGTTCTGTAATCCCTAAATGGATTAACGGGTTAAATGTATTTGATTAAATCTATTTAAACCAGCAATAGGTCGGCGAGTCGTATATCTAAAAAGCCAGCGAGTCGCTCATTGGTCGATTTGTTGCCAAAGTCAGTAGTTATAGGCAACCGCTTTAAAGCCCATTCAGGCTCGTTTATAGCCCCTAAATCGAACTGATAGACCCCTTTAGGTGTGGCATTGATGTAAAGGGTCTTAGAGCCCGTCCTAGCCCTTATATCGGCCAGATAATCCCACTTCTTCTTCTCAATCATTAAAGTATCGTAATGAGTCCTACGGCACTTAAGCTCAATAAAGGCGTTATGGGTTACGCCATCTGCTCGGTCGGTCGCTGATAAAGGCGTCAAGTCTGGATAAAGCGACTTGAGAGCCTCAAAGAGCTCAACCTCTCGAAAGTAGATTAGTTGTCCTCTTCTCCATCTTCCCAACCAATCTTCTTAATTGGGTCATCGGCAGGGACTATCCAATCGGGATAAGAGCTGCGATCCATTGCGAAGGCCAAGGCAGTTCCCTCATCCATCCCTGCCCTGCGACAAGCTTTATAAACTTCATTGGCAGCAATAGCCCAAAAATCAAGCTTTGTTAATGGGGTTTCTTTAGTAGTCCTGCGTCTTTTTGGACGCTTGACTGGCTTCTTACTTACGCGCTTTCGCGTTGCCATTTCTGACCCCTTTCGCTAGGGCCAATTCTAGCTGAGACTCCATTTTATCAAGGCGCGACACTATTGGAATATTCTCCAATTTAATTATGTAGCGAAGGCCAGCAATCAGTAGAGCAATAGATCCCAATACTGAGGCAACTAGCGTTGCAAGCTCGGGAGCTGGCATTACTTGATTCTGCCGTAACGCTCGTAGTTAGGGTTAAGCCAATTGATGATGCTAGGCAAGACTGATACGAGAGCTGCATTGGCAATTGCATCGACATCTAGGCCGACTGCTAGATAAGTCGCTAGTGCCGTTGCTAGGAATGTCTTTGCCCAGCTCTCTGCCATCTTCTTTAGGTCGCTCATTAGCTTCTCCTTCGAGGTTGAAATAACTGCCATCTTTGTCTCCCAAAGTTGTAAATGAAATATGGAAATGCGAGCGGTGCGGATTTGCGCCTTTGTAAGCTCTACGCTTCCATCCAAGTATCGGACTCATAATCTTGCCATCAAAAATAATGTAAGCGATGCGCTTATCGCCTTTCTTCGCTAATTTACGAATCTTCTCAACTAGCGCGTAAGCCTCTTCTTTGTGAGCTGATAAATCAGCGTCAATATCTATTGCTCTAACGATTCCTGATTTAGCGTCTGGTATATGGTCAGAAGTGCCTTTTGCAAGATGCCTAGCATCAGCAATCCAGCCGTCAGACTTGCGGTCGCGATCAGGATAATCGTCATCAATTTGCTCCCGAAGCTGAATACCTGCTGCGCATAATCTAACCATTATTTTTATAGATTGTGCTTAGACTAAACCAAGTGCTTTAAGATCATCTGCATCAAGACCCAAAGCTGTTAATTTTGCTTCGGCAGCAGCCTTCTTCGCTGCTTTTGCTAGTTTATCAGCTTCTAATTTTGCTTTGTAAGCGATTAAACCTTCTGCAATTTGTTCCTCGGTTGGTTGAGTTTGCTTTTTGTCAAGCCACTCAATTTCCATATTGCGAACTGCAAATTCTGCATTCGGTCTAATAAACAAAATTGCTTGGACTAAATCGTATTGAGCATCCATTTATGCACCTATTTCCATCAGAATAATTGTTGATTCGCCGTTACTGTGTTGGTAACGAACAGTATTTCCGTAAGACAATTTACCTTGAGTTTTGTATGTCGTTGCGCTTGTGGTGCTCGGGCTGTCCAAATAAGCTAAAGTAAAACGATCTCCAATATAGGGCGTATTTGCTCCACTTACATCAAAAAAACCATCACTACGGTCTCCACCAGTGAAAATTGTTGTGGAACCGCGCAAAATACGAGTTCCGTGTCCTAAAAGTGATTGAGAAAAAACTAACGCAGTTTGAGAAGTTAAGATTAATACTTTGCTTGTTGTCGCTGATGGCGTAATTGTTGCACTTAAAGTTGTATCCGCATAAGTCGTTGTGCTACTAACATCCGTTATTGTTGTCGTTGAGCCATAAACAACCTGTAACACTTTGCCACCACCAGCAGGGGCAGCCCATTTTAAGCCTGTTGCAGTGCTTGAGTCGGCCGTCAGAACTGTATTGTTAGCGCCGACTGTTAATTTTGCAAAAGTATCTGCACCAGTTCCAGCAACTAAATCACCCTTGGCATCAAAAGCAGTTGCAACTGTATTAGTTACTACTGGGACTGGCCCAGTTCCTGAAGTTACTGAAATACCAGTTCCAGCTGAGACCTCAGTAATATCACCTTGGTCGTTAGCAATCCAAGTGTAATCAAGGTCGGTATTTGAAGCCTTGCTTAATATCTGTCCAGTTGTCCCACCTTTAAGATCAACTAGCGAGGTATCAATTCCATTACCTAAAGTGCGGATGGCAGCTGCGCCATCCTTTACTAAATCTGTATCAGCTGGGGTTGTCCAGCCGAAGTTTGATGTTGTCGGCATTAACTAATCACTCCAATCGCGTCTTGCCATTCTAAGGTATTGAGCACACTATTCCAGCTTTCTGCTGCATTGACCTGAGCCCATTGTTGGGCAAAGGCCGAGAACTCTGTTGGGGTAGCCAAGAAGGTAATCGATAACCCCGAGACTGAAGCGTTAAAAGTCCAGCCCTCGACAAAGCCAGTAAATTCGCCGCCTAGGATATTTAGGGGGAGATTGGTAATTCTGACTGGCTGGCCCATAAATATATTAAGTAGGGCATCTCTATCGGCATTATCAATTTCAGGGGATTGCAATGGAAAGGTAATTGATTGGAAGGTATCTCTTGGATAGGCGCGAAGTTGGATTAGGCGATCTGCTACATCCTCGACATCGGCCGCGTTCTTTAGGTAGCTATTAAATTGCTCGGCAAATAGGCCGAAGCTTGATTGAGAAGTTGTGTCCTCAGCAGTATAAGAGCTATTAAAATTGTTGCCATAGTCCATAATAATTTTATTGGCTAAATCGCCTTGACGCTGAATTACGCCGATGCCAGAGGCGATGGCGTGAGAAGCATCTAAGTCTGTATAGCCATTGGCAATTAAGTAATCCTGACGATGGCTCGCGTCTGCATATCCAATAAGACCATTAGCATCTTCATAGAGATAACCAAGAGCTGAATTAGCAATTGAATTGGCTATTGGTCCAATTATGCTATCTGTGATTTGGCGGCTAACCATCGTATATTCGCCAGCATCAATTTCACCTAACCCGATATTCTGAGCTTGAGCCCAAGTTTCGGTTGCATCATAAGTTGCCCAAGTTTCGGCTGGTGGGACTTCATTCCAAGAATTAAGCAGTAAATCATCTAGCAAATTTAATATTTGAGCCCCGTCTAAACCTTCGGCCAAATTGCCATCAAAAATAGCTCTTTGCAATCTTGAAAGCGCTCCAATGGCAGTAATGCGAAGGCTAGTGATTACTGCACTCGATCCAGCGCTTCTTACTACTTGGCGCAAGTCTGAGATTTTACCGCCAAAAAGAGCTACATAATTTCCGCTAGTGTCTTTAATCTCAACTGTAACTGCCGTATTAATTGTGAATGAGTAATTAGTGCCATCAGTATTTATAACCTCAAGCGAGCAATACCCAGCAGGAGTTGGTGAATTAATATCTTGACGGCCAGAGGTGATAGTTAGATTGCTTAAAGTAATTGAGGTTAATTCTGTGCCATTGACTTTAATTCGCCAATCAGGAGTCCAAAGGGTCATAGGATTTGGGCCGAAAACCTTAGATCTCCAGCGCCAGTAGTTCCGCGATTAGTGGAGTTATTTAGCGCCAAGATAACTGCTCGGGTAAATCCTTCTTCATCAATAGCAGACGGAGCATTTACATTGATTACGACATTGCCGCGCTCTTCGCCTGCTCTAACGGCTGCAACATTGAACCCAGATGGAATTGCATTACCACTAGGCACTAGGGTTGATGGGGCGCTAGGAGTAGAAGCTGAAGGGGCGGTAGGTGTAGTGGAAGGTTTAGGGGCTGCTGGAATTGTTGGACTAGGAGCAGTTGCTACCTTTGGAAGTGTTGAGCTGCTCGGTGTGCTAGGAGCTGAAAATGATGGCTTGGAAATAGTGGCAACATTTGGCAAAAGCGGAACGGCATTATAAGCGCGAATAAGGACATTGATTGCATCAATAGCAAAATTAACTGCGCTTTTAATTCCATTGACTACAAAGCCAATAACATCAAGAACCCCACCTGCAACTTTACCAATAAAGCTTAGCGCTGAGCCAAGGTTATTGATTAAGACTGGCACTACAAAATCCTTAATAAAGTTATAAAGCGTAGTCAGAGAATCTTTGTTGCGAGCGATTGCATCGGTAACTGGCTTAAGTGCTGCATCCTTAAATTCAATAAATTTGGGAATAACTGTATTGATAAAAAAATCTAAAAGCCTTTGCAAGGTAGGCAATAAAGCAGCTCCTACTGATTCCTTGGCTTCATCAAAGCCTACTTTAAGTCTTTCAATTTGACCTTGAAAAGTATTGGCTTGAACTGTGGCAGCGCCCCCAAATGTGTCTGCTAATTGTCTAACTGTGCCTTCTAATCCCAGGGTCTTTATTTCGGCAGTTGATAAACCAACACCTAAACGGCTTAGTGAGCTTGTGTTGCCTTCATAAGCTTTACCTAAAGCATTTGATACTGTTTCAACGCTCTTACCAGTAGCAGCTGAAATATCTAAGGCCAAGTTTAATAAATCTTGGGATTTAGTTACTGATCCTGTGGCAGTTGCTAGGCGCTGAAGGGCTGGACGCAGTTGATCATCAGCAACTCCAGTAGCCAAAGAGGTCTTAAGTATCTGTTCCTCAACTGCTGAAATCTGGGCTTGAGTTGCCCCAGTAACATTCTTGAGGGCATTGGCTAAACGAAGCTGAGCAGCCTCATCCTCAATAGCTGCCTTAACGCCATCAACGGCTAACTTGACTGCATAGGCCGCTGCTGCTGCCGCTGCTGCTGCAAAAGCTGCTGCTGCGACTTTGCCAAATTTCTCTAACTTACCGCCAAAGCCTTCAACCTCTTTAGAGCCAGTATCTAGCTTCTTTTTTAAATCATCGACATCAGCAAGAATCGAGAGTTTAAGTGTTCTACTGCCAGCCATTACTTATCCCACTCTTTCAATATCTTGGAAAATGCTTCTTGCCATTTCTTAATCAATTCAGGCTGAATCTTACGAAGGGTTGGGTAGATAAAGTAGCCAGCGTTTCCGCGACCTTTGCTCGGTGTTCTTCTTGGGAACTGACGATAGCGATTAGATCCAAATTCATAACCTGCCCAGAGTTTCTGTGTGCTACCGCCACCAGAAAAGCGCTGACTTGCGAAGCCGTAAGAGAATTCGCCAATTTTGGAGCTTGCCGAAACTTTGACGCCTGTGGTGATTCGGCGGACTGCTTCTTGGCCAAAGGTTCTTGTAAGTCCATAGGCTTTGATTTCGTTTGCTGCGTAAGTAGCCAGCGCGCTAGATTCTCGTTTAGCTTGGCTAACGGCTTCGTCATCCATCGCTTTAAAAGCAGTAATGATGGAGCGGAGCTCGCGTTTGTCGTAACTGATTGGTAACTCATCTGCCACCGCTACGCTCCTTTAATATCTCTATCGCCGTTAGGACTTGGTCGATGTCTGTCCAGTAAGTCATCGGTATCCCAGTTGCTATCGCTATCTCGACTATTAGTCGGTTGATGCTTCCGGGCTCGTAACTTTTGGGCTTTCATCTCCAATCGTCATCTCTTCAACTGTTAGCTCCCAAATCTCTTGAGGCTTGGTTGGCTTTCCAGCTGCTTCGCGCTTATACGCAAAGTAAGCAAGATCTAAGAAGTCCGCTTGCTGATAAGCCGATATATCCTTCATCGAATAAATCGACTTACCAGTTTTGCGTTCCCACTTAGCCCATTCTGGTAAGCCAGCCTGATAAGTAACTGATTCGCCAGAGTTATATTTAATTGTGATTGATATTTTCATAGCTCCCGATGCTCCGATCTCTTAGCTGAAGGTCTCTGTTGGAGTTCCAATTACGGTCATCGTCCAAGTATCAGTTAGCGCTCCTGGAGCTGCGCCGCCTGCTGCTGGGAAGACTGGCAATACTGTAAAAGCAAAAACTGCTCCTGTAACTGCCGTAAATGAAACATTGAGTGCGGTGTTAGGTGCTGATTCAGCATCAGCCCACATTGCCTCGAATAGTGAGCTAGCAGCTCCCCAATCCTGTAGCAATTCAATTGTGAATGTCCATTGCTTATCAACGGACTTATAAGCGCGACCATCAAGGGTTTGATAGGTCTCGATAATTGTGTCGCAGCTTAGGACTGCGCTAGTTGCCTGGGCGTCATAAGCAGCGCTATCGAGTGTAAAGGTTACATCGCGCCCAGTTATTACTGTAGTTGGCATTTGGGTCTCCTATGCGGTTTGCTCGTAGCGGACGCTCAAGCGTATATCTGAAACTAGCAGGGTTGTAGTTCCTACTTCTGTTACCGATGGTCTCTCGACTACCGATAATTCATACTTGGAAGCGTTTAGCGCTCCAAGAATACTAATGATTAATTGCTCTAAGTTATCGAGAGCAGCGGCGTTGCTGAAATACGCAACGCAAGCAGTAATGGTGTAATTTAATTTGACTCGAGTAGTTGATTTACCCAAGACTTCAAGCTCCATATAGGGCGAGTCTGGTATGACGATAATTGCTGGAACTATTGGCGCTTCTGGAACTGAGTCATAGATATTAGCGGTGCATCCAGCTAAAGCGGTTTTAAGCGCTCCTCTAACATCTGTAGCAATTGTTGATGCAGGCATCAGCCCACCATAGTTTCAACATCAAGATAAGGGCCAAGTAAGCCAGTTACTTTGGCAAGTAAATTCTTAGATAGGCGGTAAGGAGTAACTGCAAAATCTACGCCTTCGATTGATCCACCAGCGGCGGTTCTGGATTGAAAGATTTCAACGGAGATAGCCAGAATAGCAGCTTCAGCATTGGGGTTTCCGACATAGGTCGATAATCCAGATAGCGCAGCGTTTCCTGCTGGGATGATATTTTTTTCCAATATGTCTGCATTGGTGATTGGAACTGTAAATACATAATCTGAAATTTCGTCATCGGTTACTGTGTGAGTGCCATTGAAAGGAGCTCCGCAGCCAGTAATAATTACGGATTGGCCTTCTGTAAATTCTTGAATTGTTGCAGTTTCAAAATAAGCAACATTACCGGTCAGCTTTACTTTGTTAATTTTGCTTTGGAAAGTAACTAACATTGGCAAGACTAGATTCTCAGACGCATCGACAATATCGCCAAGATAAGCGTCTGAATATAGGGATGACGAAACGCCAAGAATCGTCCTAAGCTCTGCAGCCGTAACTATTGTTGGCATTTCGTCATCCTTTCAAGCAGTTAGGTGAGGGGCCAGCTCGGGAGCGGACTGGCCCTCACTATTAGGGGTTTTATCAGGTCTTGTTGATCTTAAATGCGCCTGCGCCAATTTTGGTGGCGATGGCGTAGTAGCCATACAGAGATACATAAACCTCACCGCTTGCAATTACATCAGCGCGCAACTGGAATGTTGGGCTTTCGTAGTATGTGTAAGCGCTTGGATTAACGATAAGCATTGAGCCATCGGTATCTGTTGTCGCTGCTGTGTTAGCAGTTACATATAGATCAAGACCAGCAACATTTCCGCGAACGCTTGTTGGGGCAACTACGCCGCCTGCATTTGATGGAACTTGCGCGTTGTAAATTGGACGGCCAGAATCATTGAGAGTCATTAAGTTAGCCCATTGATCTGTATTAGCAATGATATTTCGAGCAAAGCCCTGAGTATTGCTATAAACCGATGCAGCTCCGCGAGATACAAATCCAAGAAGCTCTGAAGCTGTTGGATAGGTAGCAAGTGTGGTTGCATCAGCGGTTGCGCCTGCAATAAGAGCAGCATTTACGGCGGTATCTGTAACCTTAGCAAATTGGGCGCTCATATTAGAAAGCAACTCTGAAAGGAATAGCGGCGAACTTCTGTCAAGGAGCTCAACGCTAAATTTTTGAGCGCCACTTGCCTTCTTAACTGAAACTGTTACAAAAGCTGCTGCTTGGTCAGTCTCAGATGGAGCTCCTGCTTCGGCAACAGTCGCAACTGTTGGCAAAGTTGTAATCTTAGGAATTTCGAAGGACATTCCAGCATCAGGAAGGACGCCCGTCGTAATCGCATCTATGTTACTTCTTGTTACATTAGCAAGGCCATTTATGACCTCTGATAATTGTCTGGTGGGCACAAGTCCTGCATTGTCAGTTGTATCTGCCGCAGCAGCTACATATTGACGAGCGGACTCATCACCTAGAGAAGCCTTTATTGTGGCTTCGAGATATTTAACTGGTGAAGGATCAAGTCTTGGACGCGTATAGAACGCTGGCCTTGGACTTGTCGCTTCAACCTTGGCTGCTTCTACCGCTTCTTCAACGGCAGGAGCAGGAGCGGTAGTGTCAGACACTTGGTCTCCTTCGGTTGGTTTGTCTGAATCAGCGGTTGCCAAATCAGAATCTTCTTTTACTTCTTCGTTCTCTGATGCTGCTACTTCTTTTACTCGAGCAGAATCAATTGCTGGATCAGTTACTAAAGAAACTTCATCTAGGGTTGCTGAAGTAATTTGCATAACACCTTTGACATTTGTCCATTCATTAATCTGAGCGCCTACGCTAAATCCATCGCGTAGCCCTTCAGTTGCTTCAACTAGGGCATCTTCTCCAGCCATAGTATTTGCAATCTTAAAGGTTGCCTCAATGCCAGCTTTAGTTTTTTTGTGTTTTACCAATTTGCCAATTGGACGAGTGCGGTCGTGCTCTAGTAGAAGCTTCACATCTTTCATTTCAATAGAATCTTCTGCAAATATGGTAGGGCCAACTGAAGTGTTGCCCTGCTCATTCCAAGTTACGATGGTCCCAGTTATGGTCCTCTTGATAGTGTCAGCAGCCGTAACTGCCATAGGCATATTAAGCTTCATTTGGTATTAGATCTTCCTCTCGCTGAATCTGCTCAACGCTCATCGCGCCAATGCGGTTTAGGATTTCATAAACTTGAGCTCTTTCTAACGGATTTCCGCGTAGGAAGTCATCAAGGTCAAAACGCACCATTACCGGATTTGGAACGAAGTCTGGTAATGATAAGCGCTCCTCAATTGCCTTAAGTATTGGGCGAAGTGAGAAATCAACTAATGAGCGCCGTTCATTAACTGCGTTTGAGTAAGTCATTGAAGTTGTTTCGGCGCTCAAGAAGTAGGCAGGGATACCGCAAGCTCTAGCCAATTCCAAGGCCACATATTGGCGAGCTTCAGCAAGTTGCATCGACTTAGGATCAAAGCCAAATTCTT